TTTATAAATTTGTTCTTTATATTTTTTTAATTCTTCTTCTTGGACATCAATTTCATTTTGAACATAATTGACATTGTTATTTTCAGAATGGTTATTTTCATGATTGTTGTTTTCTGAATTATTATTGTTATTTTTATTTTTGGACTTTTTATTTTTAGGTTCATTGTTATTTAAATTTTCATTAGAGTTGGTATTTACTAAACCATTATTTTTCGAATCGTTTTCAGAATTTTTATACTTCGCGGCGTGTTTTTTTTGTAATCTTGCCTTGGCAAGATTAGCTCTTTGTTCATTACCTGCTGCTGTTCTTATCATATCTTCTTTTCTTTCTTCTTGCATTCTTTTTGCTTTTTCTTCATTTTTCATTTTTTCTTCCATAATTTTTTGAAGTTCTTTTTCATGATAATGTTGATCTTTTATAGAATTAGGGTCAGGATTTAATGGGCACCATTTTCCAACTTCTCCAACATAAACGTCAAATAATGGATCTTCGTCTCTAATTATAACAGCCCTTTCTTCAGCTTCTTTTTTAGTATCATATGATCCACCGATTCTTATGGAACAAATATCTGTGTTTCTTGCACCTTTTGGAGATAAAATAGACAAACAATAATATTTTTGACCATGAACTTCTGAAAGAACTTTTAATCTATCAACATCAGTAACTTTTTTTTTATTATTAGAAAGTTCTTGATTTTTAATAATATTGCTGATGTTCATTTTGTTAAATTTGTTTATATAAAAAAATAAAAAAAATCAACGCACATATGTGATATAAATAAGGATTATAATAAATGAGTATTTAAAATTTGCAACGCTCTAAATAAATGAAGTTATAAAATAGAATCGTTTATACAAAATGAGATGGCACCAATAAAAGAAATTATAAATGATCTGTGATAATCGAGTTCTAAGTATTTACAAGTGATAAATATGGAAACAAACATGACCATATATTTAGTAAGTTTATGATAATTGCAAAAACTTTGGCAATTATTATTTTTATCTAAAAAATTCATATATATATTATAAACTTTTATAATATTTCCATTTTAATTTTTTGCAAATTTTTTTCCAAATAATATCTTGTTGTGCTAATTTATCTCTACTTTTTAACATTGGGAAAAACGATAATAAATTGTCCAACTCTAATAATTGAAAAAATTTGTGGAATACATATGAGTAGCTCAAAAAATTAATCCTAGTGTAAGGTTTATATTTTTCGAATGGCTTTTGAATTTTTTTAAACATAATTTTAAGTTTTTCTTCAATTTCTCTGCTAATTGCAGGTGGAGGCTTTTTAGTCAATTGACTAACTATATGTGAAACATGTTCATAATATCGAGTGAGTTTAAGTTTTTTCAAAATAACTCTGACGTGAAAAAATCCGATATTTCTATAATTATGAATCTTACGTTTACTTAGTTCAAGTTTAATACTATCGTATACTTTTTTGCTAATTTTCGTTGATTCTTTAGCTTGGAACTGATATAATAATTCGTTAAAATGATTGATTCTTTTATATGGATATCCCGAAGTAGTTTCATTAGATGAGTCTTTACAGTTTGGTTTTTCGCAATCCATAATAACATATTGCGTTTCTCCACATTTTTTACAAACATATAAATTTTCCAATCTATCATAAAAATTTTCAATATTGCAAGTTGAGCAATATTTATATCCTAAATACTGAATTTTTTTTTTTTTTATCGCGTCTCCACCATAAAAAGTTAGATACTTGTCATAAATTTGCTCGGTGTCATAATTGGAACCTCCTCCGTCGGGTAAACAAAAACATTCTACGTTATTTGCATTATTGGCGAAGTCTTTGTTTTTTTCAGGACATCCAAGAGACTCAAGAATATTTTTATTATAATATTTTCTATTAACTTTTCTTTTTCTGGTAGGTTTTTTAGGTTTAACATTTAATTTTGTCCTTTTATGTATTTCGTCAAGCTGACTAATATTATCGTTGTCATCTAAATTTATTTTAGCGATAAGTTCAGGATGCTCCTTATAGAGATCAATATTGTCTTTGTTTGTGAGTTCGTAATAATTCATAACCATATTGTTTGTTTTTCCAAAATATTCAAGTTCATCATACCCCCCCTCTATGTTGTCAATTCTCATATTTAAATTTGCGATTTCTTTTTTAATTTTAGATTTTTCGATGACATGATCAGTGGTGTAATCATTAAAACAGATTTCATTAAGTTTTCCTAATTCTTTTTTTTTTTTATCTAAAATAGAATGAAGTTTATTTAAATTGCATCTGTCATTATAGAAATTTTTAACTTTTTCTTTGTGTAAAAGGTCCATAGTTTTCATACTAGGGATATCTTTAGTTTTAGAGTTTTTTGTTTTAAAATCGCTCATATTTAGTAAAAAAAAAGTAAAAATGTAAATAAGTTTTTATATTTCTTAAACTTTAAGCAGAAATATCCAATTAAAAAAACTAGATACTTTTAAAGTTTAAAAAACTTCTTATATAATGATTTAGAAAAAAATATTTAAGTGCGTTTAATCGTAAAATAAATTATATAGTAAACAGGATAACTAAAAAAATAATAAAATAAAAATAAGTAAAATGAGCAAAAATAATAAAATTAAATAATTAATTATTATTACCACCTTCTCTTCTAAAAAACACATTTTGTGATAAATAAATTATCTCAAAGACAATGTTTAAAACTAATTTGAAGTTTGCTTTTTCAAGAATAAAAACTCCTCCGAAAATGTTGTTAAATTAATTATAATTGGTTTATTATAATAAGAATGACTGGCGGATTAATGCAACTTGTATCATATGGTGCACAAGATATTTATTTAACTGGAAATGCTCAAATAACATTTTTCAAGGCATTATATCGCCGTTACACAAATTTTTCGATGGAAACTGTGGAAAATGTATTTACAGGTGAAGTTGAATTTGGGAGGAAATTAACTTGCAAAATAACAAAAAGTGGAGATTTAATATCAAAAATGTATCTTCGCATAACATTAAATGAAGTTGATCCAGGTGGATCAAAATTTGCATGGACAAAAAAATTAGGACACGCGATAGTTAAAATGTCAGAGATAGAGATAGGAGGATCGATAATAGATACTCAATATGGAGTATGGTTAGACATATGGTACGAATTATCGAGAGAAGGAGACCATGAAAAAGGATATTCAGAAATGATAGGAAATGTGGAGGAAATGACAGGATACAATGAAAACGTAAAAGAAGAAACGGTTATATATATACCTTTAAAATTCTGGTTTAACAAGCACATTGGTTTATCAATACCATTAATAGCTCTTCAATATCATGAAGTGAATGTAAGGATACTATTTGAGAATTTAAATAGATTGATAGTTTCAGATTGCAATTTTGATATAACACAAGTTACAATGAAAGACGCAACTTTGTTAGTAAATTATATATATTTAGATACTAAAGAGAGAAGGCGATTTGCGATAGTTGGACATGAATATTTAATAGAGCAAGTTCAATTTAATGGGTTAGAAACATTGACATCTGATGATAAAAAATATCAATTAGATTATAATCATCCAACAAAAGAAATAATATGGGCGAACGTGAATGGAAATTATATAACTGGAGAAGAATTTATATATTACACACATGAAGACATTTGGAAACCGGAAGAAGCCGCAAAATGGATATTGGAAAATAGTATATCAATAGGGATAGATCCTACAAACATAGTAGGGGGTAATTGGATAACTGTTTCATCGAACACTTTTACGACAATCGGAAATATAAACGTAAGAAATGCAAATGTGAACGACGTGTATGTAAATGGAGAAAGTTTAAAAGTTGGGAATTATGGGATAACAGAAAAAATCAAAGCGGACGTAATAATAAATTCAGATTCAACTTTAACTTTGGAGGAAGTGGAAACGACAATAACTGTGAGAGATTTGAGCATACCAAAAAGATTAATGACAGATACGAGATTTAACACATGTGACCCTCGAGTGAATATATTTGGAAATTATGGTTTATTGATAGATGGTTCAATAAATCCAGTGAGAGATGGATTGATAGAGTTAAATGGCCACGAGAGATTTAAGAGAAGAGAAGGTTATTATTTTAACTATGTTCAACCAGAAACATATCATCGTAACACTCCAGCAGACGGGATAAATGTGTATTCATTTTCATTATATCCATCAGAACATCAGCCATCAGGGACATCAAATTTATCAAGAATAGAGTCAACAACTTTAATATTGACTTTTGATGATTTAACTTTATCGGATGGTTTGGTAAATATAAATTTTTATAATGAATTTAACGAGTTTTATATATTTGGTTTATCATATAATATATTGAGAATAATGAGTGGATTAGCTGGCTTAGCCTACACACTTGCATAATAAATGTTTTAAACGCACATGTGTAAAAAATATGAAAGATTGAAAAAAACAATAATTAAATTGGATGATATACTTTATGTAAAAAATATAATATAAAATCTTAGAATAAGATATAGGAATTAATTGCGAAAATAAATTTTTTTATTATGATATAGTATAATTAACTAAATAAAAAATAATGGCAGGAGGTTTAATGCAACTAGTTGCCTATGGCGCCCAAGACGTTTATTTGACAGGAAATGCACAGATTACATTTTTCAAAGTGGTATATCGAAGACATACTAATTTTTCAATGGAGACAGTTGCCCATTCATTGAACGGACAATCAAACTTTGGAAGAAAATCATCGGTATTGATCACACGTAATGGAGATTTGGTGACAAAAATGTATTTGATGGTTCAATTAGAAAAAATAACTATGGCAACAGAAGGATCAAAAGCAGGATGGATTAGGCGTGTAGGTCATAGTTTATTGAAGAACACAGAAGTCGACATTGGAGGTTCCAAAATTGATAAACAATACGGGACATGGTTGGATATTTGGTATGAGTTGTCCCGTGAGTCAGGAGACATAGAGAGAGGATACAACAAGATGATAGGTGATGTTCCAGAATTGACTACTTATGATGGAAACGATAAAAGAGAATATACTTTATATATTCCTCTTAAATTTTGGTTTAATCGTCATGTAGGTTTGGCCCTTCCATTGATCAGTCTTCAATATCATGAAGTGAGAATTTATTTTGAATTCGAAGAAGCAACTAAGATGGTTGTTGCAAACAAGACTTTTAAGGAAAGCAGTGATGCAAAATGTGTAGCAATGAAAGACGCAACTTTATTGGTAGATTATATTTACTTAGATTCAGAAGAAAGAAGACGTTTTGCTCAAGTTGGACACGAATATTTGATTGAACAATTGCAATTTACAGGAGAGGAATCAGCTCAAACGTTGACCCACAAATATAATTTGAACTTCAACCACCCAACCAAGGAATTGATTTGGGCAGTGAGAAATGGAAATTATTGCAACAATAAGCAATTTTTATGTTACACTCATAAGGATGATTGGTGTGAGAGTGGCGATAGTGGAGTGTTGCATCGATGTGGTGAGCAAATTTTGAGAGATTCTATTTGCTTATTGTCAGCAGAAGTAGATGCTCAAGATCCATCTGGTTCACCATGCACAGTGTTAGAAGGAGAGAACAAACCAACAAATGGTTCTTGGGAAGAATTTTGTCCCGGAACAGAAGGGACAAGTAATAATGGAAAAGTGAACGTTAAAAACATGAGTCCAGATAAGGCTCTTTGGTTGAACACAGATTCCCTTAAATTTGGAGCTTACAGTTTAACCGATAAAATCGAAGCAGATGTAGTGGTAGATGAATTAA